TAACTGGTGATCTCGAGACACTACTTTGTAGGGAAACGGGCTCAGGAAAGTTAGACTTCAAATACCACTCATATGCTTTGAGCGTCGCTACTGATATATGCACCAAGGTTGATGCATCTTTGTCAGCGGGAGCCGCAGCTAAGATTATGGTTGATGAAAGTCGAATCCTTCTACGCAAACTTCAAGACGAATGTATTGAAGAGGTCGTCCAGCAAATCATTGAAATTCTTGGATTGGATAAGAGTATTGTGGCCGAGGCCCTCAAGGTATCTTTGTCCAAATCATGACTGTTTTGGTCCCTCACTTCAGATAGAAGACACGTCGTCCTCTACTAACCCTTAACACACCCTGAAAGGGGGCATTATGGAGCATATGAGTAATCATACGCAGTTAGAGAGAGGAGCAAGGCATAGATTAGTTGCTATTGGTCTCCCACACCACTTGATAAATCCATTTGTGGATTTAGCATTTAGGTGGGTTTCCAATAATGGTCCTGAATGGGCAGTCTCTAGGTTTAAAAGCCTAAAGGTTGACTTCATTCGTCGCAAGGCGGGTCTCCCTTCGGAAACAACGTGGGTTCGCAAGAACAAACGCGGTTTACCCTATGGCGTCCTTGGATCTGTTGTGAAATGGTCGTTAGATTGTAATTCTCGCAAAGGATCTCGCAAGAGATTTAATGCAGTATTACAAGCTCTCAACATTGCTACGTTATTTACTTCAAACTCTTTGCTTAAAGCTCAGAGAGAAAAGTTTTTGAACGGAGTTAATTGTGATGCTCCCCTTGGTTTATCTGAGGAATTCATCACTTCATTTCAGAACACTGTGAAGCGGATAATCCCGCTTCAGACCGTACAACGTGGTGGTAACTCACTCTTGGAATACACTGGTTCTACCCAGAAATGGGCTCCCCAATGGCACAAGGATGAGCGAGTTCGCCAATCCGATAACATACTTTCAGAAATGGAGTATGCTTCGGGGCAGGAAAACTACCTTTTTTGCCTGGGAACACTACGAGCTTTACGCTCCTGTGGTCGCTGGCATTAAGGGTCTACTCGTTCGATTGGAGGTACAACCTGATAACAAGTTGTATGGAGGTGAAGTTCACTTCCTACAGGAACCTGGTTTGAAGCTGCGAGCAATCGCATCTCCTTATAGGATCCACCAACTTGCCCTAAAGCCCCTGCAACACGCCATCGCTGGTGTGGTTCAGAGACTTCCATGGGATTGTACTTTTGACCAATCAAAAGCTATACCGTGGATTCAATTAGCGTTAAAAGCTAATAAGACAGTACATTCCGTAGATTTAACAGGTGCCACAGATTATTTCCCTTTAGGGTTACAATCAGTTGCTCTGCGCTCGATCTTCGGCGACATCAAGGACATAAAGTTATTCGAAGAGATATCTCGACTTCCCTTTAAATCGGAAATCGGTGATATACAATGGAAACGTGGGCAACCCTTAGGTTTGAGACCTAGTTTTGCTGCGTTTACACTGACTCATGGTTTACTACTTTTCTTTCT